GTGGATCAGACTTGAGTTACCTACAGTTTAGGCGTAGTGTTGAGTCTGGTTTTTGTATGGATGGTGCAGTCGTAGTGCCGTGGTGTGGTATGTGGCTCGCCATTGAGACTGATGGTTACACTCATAGTTAAGGAGAAATATTAATGAGCAGACCTATTCATGAGATAGCACGGGACGTTAACGCTACGTGGTCGAAGGTGTCGCCGTATGCACAGCCATACCTTGACGCCATGCAGTACCTGACCAGCATTGACGATGACTATTACCTTGACAGTGGTAGGAGTGTGGTGCTTTACTTTCTATCGAACGCTGCCTCGTGGCGTGGTGATGATGCGAGGCGTATCAAGAAGGAGTTAAAGGAGATGTTATGAGTAGACTAACTGATGCAAGAGATGCAGTGGGTGGACTAGCTAACCCAAGCAAGGTTCCGTGCAGATCCACATCAACACCAGCGGAGAACTGTCACACTGGCTCCAAGCTGATGAAGGTGAAGGGGTCTGTGTGTGAGGACTGTTATGCCTGCAAGGGTAACTACGTTTTCCCTAATGTTAAGAAGGCGTTGAAGCGTAGACTTGATGCTCTTTCTCATCCTGATTGGGTGGAGAACATGGCGATAGCTATCAACAAAGCGCCGTACTTTAGGTGGCATGACTCAGGTGACATCCAAGGTGTGTGGCATTTGTCTAACATCGTGGAGGTAGCGAAGCGCACACCTGAGACTAAACACTGGTTGCCTACTCGTGAGGCTAAGTATGTATCGCAGTACAGTGGTGAGATGCCAGACAACCTGATCGTGCGTGTGTCTGCGGCTATGGTTGATGGGCCTCCACCAAAGCGGTTTCATTTGACATCGACAGTACATAGGAATAGAATCCCTACTGACTCGTTTGTATGCCCCGCACCTAAGCAGGACAACAAGTGTGGTGAGTGTCGAGCGTGTTGGGATAAAGCAGTACCGAACGTAAGTTACACACATCATTAATGTTAAATGCATTTAAGGAGAAACAATGGGAACAGCTAGTATGTATGGTAATCAGGTGATGGATGTGGAGTTAGACTGCGAATGGATGACTCTGTATGCAACCATCGAATACCTTGTGTATGGTGACGAGGAGGACTTAGTTGAATTGGTATCAGTTAAATCGCGTGGAGTTGATATCACTAATTGGATCAACATTAGTTATATATTCGATCTTATTTCTGATGAGATAAGCAATGCAGACTATCACTATAGTGATCATGGAGATGAAATATGATTGTTCAATTTGATACAGCGTTACCTGAGTATGCAGCACCGTGTGAACGGCCTGTTATCCAGATGTTGATTGACTTCTGCCTGCGTGATGATGGCAAGGTGTCAGTGTGGGATGGTGAGGAACTATCTGTGCATGGGTGTAGCAGTAAAGCACACATCCTGAAGAACCTAGCACAGACTGAGCTGGATCAGGTGGAAGCATACGACAAGGATGGTAACTGTCGTGGGTGGTTCTCGTTGATCTACAACAACGGATCAGAGAATGAACCTATGGTTGTGATCTCTGACTACAGTTACAACGATTGGACAGAGAATGTGTACCGTAAACTAAACGAAATCTTTGGAGGTATCGAGATTTAATATGAGAGATGGTATGACACACGCACAGATAGCAGAAGTTCTTGGTATATCACGCGAGCGAGTACGTCAGATAGAGGCAACTGCATTGAGAAAGCTGCGTCGTTCTGGTAAGTTAAAGGAGTTCCTGTGCCTTCTTGATATAGAGGTGCAGGAATACTATGGTGAAGAGAAGAGGAGAGTTAAACATGGCGAATGGTAACGAACAAAGACTTGAGGTAGTAGAAAAGTATTCATTCAATGACTTAGAACACCTAAGAAAGTTTACTGAATGTTTGTCTGGTGCTAAGTTCATGGTGCGTAAACACACTGACTACGTGGACGATGACGGTGACATCGTAGATGAAGCTGATGCGGTTGAGTCGTACACATCTGTTGGTGTGTTGTACACAGATGGCGATAGCGGTGTCATGGAGTTTGGTTTCTCTGAGATATACGAAGAACAAGGATACCAGATCAAGTTAATAGATTGTCAGTGGTGTGACATAACACCAGAATATATGCTTGCTATTAACGAAGTGTTCCTGCACCCTGATCTGTATGAACACGGTGAGGTAGAGGTGTTTGAATCTCCTTGTTGTACTACCTCATGGGACAGTGACGAGTTGAATGAGCGTATACTTAATGCGAAAAAAGACCGAGAAAACAGGGTTGCACTTCAACACTGAGTGTGGTAAAATAATCTATATAGATAACTAAGTATTAATATTATTAATAATACTATTACTATTACTAATACATAGGAACTACATATGACTAAAAAAGAAATGATTGAAGAGTTAGTTGAGTACGAGTTTAACAACGTGACTTTCGTTGAGGTGGGGCAGATATACATCAAGTTGCAACGTGAATTTCTTGATGCTACTCTCACTGAAGATGAAGTGATGTCTAAGTACAATGAAGTGTTCGGAGATGCGGAGGTAGTACACTGATGGCATTTGTTAAGTTACACCAGCAATGTGATGACTGTGGTTCTAGTGATGCACTGTCATACAACGAGGACGGATCTAGTTACTGCTTTGCCTGTGCTAAGTTCACCCCGTCAGAAGCCACAGGAGGCTCTGTGAGCGACATTAAGGAGAGAGTAGTACCAGCATCAGGGTTCGACAAAGCGGCCTTCACAGAGCCATACAGAGGCTATCAGGACAGGGGTCTAACTGCCACTACAATGGCGGCGTACTCAGCACAACAGAAAGCAGGTAACATTCTGTTTGGATATCATGATCCTGTTGGTGAGCTAGTGGCGGTGAAGACTAGGTATCCAGACAAGCAGTTCAAGATCAGTGGGGATTGGAAGAAGGCAGGGTTGTATGGTCAACATCTGTTCCCTAGTGGTGGTCAGTACATAACCGTAGTGGAGGGAGAGTTCGATGCACTGGCATCCTATCAAATGTTTGGAGGCAAGTACCCTGTTGTTTCTATTCGTAATGGTGCTCAAGGTGCTGCTGCTGATTGCCGAAGGGCTTACGAGTTCCTCGACCAGTATGATCACATTATCTTTTGCTTTGATAATGACGAACATGGACGTTCTGCCGCTTTAGAGTGTGCTGATATCTTTGGTGGTAAGTCTAGGATCTACCATCATGGTGAACACAAGGATGCGTGTGACTACCTGATGAATGGTGACAAGGAGGAGTTTGTCAAGCGGTGGTGGGCGGCTAAGACCTATACACCTGATGGTATGGTGATGCTGGGTTCTCTGCGTGAGTCGCTGAAGAAACCATTGGAGGAGGCAGAGGTACGCTACCCATACAAGGGACTAGATGACATGACGTTTGGTATCAGACCGACTGAGCTAGTCACCATCTGTGCTGGCTCTGGTCTTGGTAAGTCTACGTTCATGCGTGAGCTAGTGTTCTCCATCTTATCTCAGACTACCGACAGGGTAGGACTAGCGTTCCTTGAGGAGACACCTGATCGTACTGCTCGTGGTCTTGTTGGACTACAGATCAACAAACCTATACACCTACCGGGCTGTGACTACTCACCATCTGAGGTAGACCAAGTGTTTGACAGCATGGATCTTGATGATCGTGTGGTACTGTGGGATACGTTTGGTTCCAACAAGATAGAGAACGTGTTGGCTAGGTTCCGTTACCAGATCAAGGTACTGGGTGTGCAGTACATAGTGCTGGATCACATATCAATACTGGTATCAGATCAGGAGAACGGTGATGAGCGTAAGGCTATTGACGAGATCATGACCAAGCTACGTATGTTCTGTCAAGAGATGCGTGTGGCTATGTTTATTGTGTCACACCTACGCAGACCTGAAGGTAAGGGACATGAGGACGGTGCGTACACTAGCCTTGGTCAGCTACGTGGTAGTGCCGCCATTGCCCAACTCAGTGACATCGTGCTAGGATTAGAACGTAATGCACAAGCAGAGGATCCTATGGTACGTAACACCACCAACGTGCGTGTACTGAAGAACAGGTTTAGCGGTATGACAGGGCCAGCTACTGCGCTGATGTACAACAAAGAAACAGGGAGGCTAACTGAGGTATTTGAATGAGATGTGTTGCTTGTGATAAGATACTAACAGACTACGAGCTAACCAAGAAGTTCAGCGGGAGTGGGGAGTTCGTTGATATGTGTAACGAGTGTAGTCGTTTCCTAGTTGAGGATGACTTGACTGCGGTAGGTAACATAGACTATGCTAGTCTTAGTGATCTAGAGGAGATACGAGATGTCGAAGATGGGACGTTGGATTATGACACAGGAACAGAACAAGGAGATGAGGGATGGTGGTAGTCAACTATCAGAAAGACAGAAACTTGATCTCGCCTACTACGAATACTGTGTTCTTAGACATAGAGGCAGACGGCCTGAACCCTACGAAAGTACACTGCGTGGTTACCAAGAGACCGAACGAAGCTCACTTGACCCACTTATCTAGGAGGAGTTTAGTCGAGGAACTGGCGCGTGGTGGACAGGTTTGTGGGCATAATCTTATTGGGTATGATCTTCCTGTACTTAACAGGCTATGGTCTATACGCATTGATCAAGACAGAGTTGTGGATACACTGGTTCTTTCTCGTCTCTTTCATCCCGATCTGGATGGTGGTCACAGCCTCGCTGCTTGGGGAAATAGACTTGGCTTCCCTAAAGGTGAGCATACAGATTGGACAGAGCTATCTGAAGAGATGGTGGCGTACTGTAAAAGAGATGTGGATGTTACTGAAAAATTACATGATGCGTTACTACAACAGATGAGACTGTTTGGTTTTACCAAGCAC